AATTCTACGAAATTACACACAAGGTAATTCAGTTCTTTTAACAGGCGCACAAACTGTTGCAGGTATTAAGACTTTTACTTCTCAATTAGCATCTTCGGTTGCTACTGGTACTGCTCCTTTTTCGGTTGCTTCAACTACTAAAGTAACTAACTTAAACGCTGATTTATTAGATGGTTTATCTTCGGCTGATTTCCAGGCTACTTTAAGTGGTACAGGAATTGTCAAGTCTACGGCAGGAACTATTTCTTATTTAACCGACAACTCAACTAATTGGAATACTGCTTACAACGATAAAATTAATTCTGCTGCCGTAACTGGTATCGGAACAAATACTTTAACATTAACACAACAAGATGCAGGAACTATTACTGCTACTTGGGTTAACGGAACTTTAATAAGAGAAATAAGAAACACAACAGGTGCAACTTTAACTAAAGGAACGATAGTTTACATTAGTGGTGCAACAGGAAACAAACCAACGGTATCTAAAGCACTTGCAACAGGAGATTCTACTTCTGCTCAAACCTTTGGATTCGTTCAAGAAGATATTTTAAATAACGCTAATGGTTATGTAGTTATTATTGGGGATTTAATAGGTGTTGATACTTCTGCATTTACTGAAGGAGACCAATTATATTTATCTTCTACGGTTGCTGGTGCTTTTACTGCTGTTAAACAATACGCTCCTAATCATTTGGTGTATGTAGGTATCGTTACAAGAGCGCATCCAACTTTAGGACAAATAGAAGTTAACATTCAAAACGGCTACGAGTTAGATGAGTTGCATAATGTGGCTGCTCAAAGTCCTTCAAACGGAGATATTTTACAATATGTAACTTCGACAGGATTATGGACTAAAATAGCAGGTACTACAACTAATATAAGCGAGGGAACTAATCTTTACTTTACTGATGCAAGAGCAAGAGCAGCAATTTCATTAACTACAACAGGTACTTCGGGTGCAGCGACTTACAACTCTACAACAGGTGTTTTAAATGTACCTAACTACGCTGATGGGGGAATAACTTCTTTAAACGGATTAACTGCTTTAACGCAAACTTTTGCAGTAGGTACGAGTGGAACTGACTTCGGTATTTCTTCTGCTACTTCTACGCATACTTTTAATTTACCTACGGCTTCGGCAACAAATAGAGGTGCTTTAAGTTCGGCTGATTGGAGTACATTTAGTGCTAAACAAAACGCAATAACTTTAACGACTACGGGAACTTCGGGTGCTGCTACTTTAGTAGGTGCTACTTTGAATATACCTAATTATGGTACTGCTTTAGCTAATTACTTACCTTTAGCAGGTGGAACTTTAACAGGTACTTTAAACGGAACTACTTCTATTATGAGTGGGGTTGGTTTAAATTATGGTTTTCAAGGTTTATTAAGTGCAGGAACTGGTCGTTGGAATTTATATATGACTGGTACTGCTGCAAATCATTTACAAGGTAATTTATTAATTGGTGGAACTGGATTGCCATTAAATAGAAAAATAAGTATTGAAGGTAATATAACAGGTGCTGCTACTTCTTATGGTATTGACCAATTTGTTACAATTTCAAGTGATGTAACTACTTCGATGTTTGGTTATAGAAGTAATCCTTCAACTGCTGCTGCTGCATTTACATTACCAGACTTATACCACTTTTATGCAAATGATGCAGGAATAGGTGCAGGTTCTTCGGTAACAAGACAATATGGTTTTTATAGTAGTATTGCAAGTGGAACTGGTAAATGGGGAGTTTATATGGCGGGTACTGCTGATAATTATATGAATGGTAATCTTGGTTTAGGAGTTACACCAAGTGCTTGGAGTGGATTTAAGGCTTTACAAACAGTAGGTGGTAGTGTAATAGGTGCTGCGGGTCAATTAGATTTTTGGCAAAACGCTTATTATGATGGTGCTTCTAAATATTACGCAACTGGAACGGCTACAAGATATGGAATGACTGCTGGGCAACACAGATGGTATAACGCTATAAGTGGAAGTGCAAACGCTGCATTAACTTGGGTTCAAGCTATGACTTTGGATGCAAGTGGTAGTTTATCAATATTAGGTGGTTTATCTTTAAGCGGTGCACTTGCAGCAGCAAGTGGTATTCAATTCCCTGCAACACAAGTAGCAAGTGCAAACAATAACAATTTAGATGACTACGAAGAGGGAACTTGGACTATGGGTTTAACTTTTGGAGGAGCTGCGGTAGGTATTACTTATTCGGGGAATACAGGTAATTATGTTAAAATTGGTAAAAAAGTAACGGTAACAGGTTATATGTTATTAACTAATAAAGGCACTTCAACAGGCACAGTATCTCTTACAGGTTTACCTTTTACGGTTGCTACTGCTACTGCAAATTATAGTGCTGCATCTTTAGTATTAAGTAATATAACTTTTCTTGGTACAAATGGTGGTTATTCTAATGTCAATACAACTACGGTTTCTTTAACACAAACAACAACTGCTGGGGCAACAAGTGCATTAGCTGATACTAACTTTGCAAATAATAGTAGTGTAATCATATCTTTAACATACTTTGTATAATTAAATAAAAATAAAATGATAGAAGAAATAACATACATTAGTGAATTTAATGTAAACGAAAACGGACAAATTGCAATTCGTAAAACTACGGATATTGTTAAAGATGGCGAAGTAATTGCTTCAAGCTATTGGAGATGTGTTTTAGAAGTAAATGACCCTACTGCTGATGAGGTTTTAGGTGTTGATACTTACTTTAGAAATCTTGCTCAATTTGCTTGGGATTCTTTGTAAAAATACTAACTTTACAAAATGACAAACGAACAAATATTTGGAATATTAGGACAAGGTCTTGATATTGCTACACAAAAAGGAGTATTTAATTTAGGAGATGCAAAATTAGTAGCGGATGCTTTATTAGAACTTAAAAAAGTTTTAGACATTCAAGAACCTATAAAAGAAGATGATAAATAGTGAATTTCAAGTAGAAATTGTAACCGATTTAACAACCGAGCCTGTTACCTTACAAGAGGCTAAAGACTATATGCGTATTTCTTCGGATTCGGAGAATGACCTTATAGAAGAACTTATAACTTCTGCAAGGGAACGAATAGAGAAGTTTACAGGACTATCTTTAGGGGAAAAAACCTTAAGAGCGTATTGGTTTTACTTTCACATTCCACAGGAGATTCCTTATGGTCCAGTTACCTTAATTGATTCGGTTGTGAATGATGATGATGTGGCGGTAGAATATACTGCTCGTGGATTGCAATATAAGATGCTTGAAGCGTATTCTACACAAGGTTTGACAATAGAGTACGAAGCAGGTTTTGCAGTTGCTCCTAAAGGCTTAAAATTAGCCATATTAAAACAAGTGTCTACTGACTACGAGAATAGGGAAAATTACTCTATTTATGACCAGGCTTACGAGTTAAGTTCGGATGCTAAAAGACAAGCACAACCATATTGTAGAAACACTTTATTTGGTATCTAATGAAGGCAGGAGTTTTAAGAAATCAAATCGCAATTCAGACATTACAAACTGGTTCAGATGGTACAGGTGGTTACTTTGGTACATTTGTTGACCAAAAGGTAGTATGGGCAAAGATTAGAGCAAAACAAGGCTTTAGAAATTTAGAAGATGGTAAAATATCTTTAGATAATATCTACGAGTTTACTATCAGATATGATGATTATCCTAATATCTCTCAAATCAATAAGATTGTTTATAATGATGGAGAATATATTATTAAAGCATTCCAGGTAACTGATGAAAGAAAAAAAGAAATAGTTATAATGACTACTTTAGGAAGGTTAATAGACCCTACTATATTCTTAATTACCGAGTTCTACGAATTCTTAATGACTGAAGATAACAAGTTTATTGTAGTATAATGAAAATTAAAGGTACATCTCAAGTATTAAATCGTTTAAAAAGAGTTTCAAGTCAAGCTACTTTACAAACTAAATCAGCAGTTGTAAGAAGTACAGATGGTATTTTTAAAGATGCTTTAGATGCAGTCCCGGTAGATTTAGGAAATTTAAAGCGTTCGGGTAATCGTTCTTATGGGGATAATCAATTAACAGGTACGGTTGTTTTTGGTGGTACTCCTGCTCCTTACGCTCCTTATGTGGAGTTTGGTACTGGAAGTGGTGTAGTAATTCCTGAAGGCTTTGGTGCTTTTGCTATGCAATATTTTGTAAGTGGTAAAGGTAGAATGAAAGCACAACCTTATTTAATCCCAGCGTTTATTAAGAATAAAAAAATCTTTTTAAGGGATATGAGAAAAATAGCTAAAAATATTAGTAAATAATCGTAAATTTGTGAAATGAAAGATGTCGGAGAACTTATTAGACAAAAACTTTACGAGAGGTTAAGCGGTGCAATCGTTATAGACCTACAAGAAGTTCCAGTATTTGATTCGGCATCGGTTTTAGCAGCAGCTACTGAACCGTATATTTTACTTTCTACTTTTAATTCAACGGAATTAAGCGAGGGTAGTAAACAAGCATACGGTCAAGAAGTTAGTGTTTTAATTGAAGTGGGTACAAGGTTTGACAACTCTTTTGGTGGTAAGTTACTTTCAGATAGAATATCAAACGAAGTGATTGAATTAGTTAGAACACGCCAAGATGGGTATTTAGATTTATTACCTGATTGGTATGTAATTAGAACATTAATGGAGAGTACAAATACACTTGAACAACTGGTAGACACAGGAGTTTTAGTAAGAAGATTGATAAGATTTACATTTAAAATACAACAAGGAATATGAGCGTATTAAACGGTTCGGACATTTTACTTTACGATGCAGATTCAAATTTCCCTTTGATGTGTCAAACTAATGTAACTATTACATTAAACGATGCTATGATAGATGCTACTTGTAAGCAATCAGCAGGTTATGCGGTAAACTTACCAGGCTTGAGGGATTTTGCTTTTACGGCAGATGCTTTAGTAAACTTTGATGAAGGTGTTTCGGATTTAGGTATAACAACTTTGTTTGATGCTTATAATGCAAGAACACCAATTAACATACTAATATCTAATCCTGTTTTAGCAACTGCTTATTACACTGGGTTAGCTTATGTTGAAAGTATAGAAGTAAACGCTCCTATGGAAGATGTGGTATCTTATACTGTATCATTTACCGGAACTTACACAATAACAGATTAATTAACTTTAAAATAAAATAATATGGCAGTTTACAACGGCACGGCACAAATCCTAAAAATGGATGGTACGCAATTAGCAGAATTAACCAATGTTACTATGTCTATGAATCAAGATGTATTCGAAACAACTTCTAAAGAATCAGCAGGTTGGAAAGAGATTATGCCAGGATTAAGAGATATTACTTATACGGCAGAAGGTCTTGCAGATTTTCAATCAGCGAACAAAGATTTAGCAGATATTTTTACTGCATACAATTCAAGAGCATTAGTTGCTATTGTTTGGACTGATATGGTTACAGGCGATAAATCAGTTTCTCAAAGTGCTTACATTACTTCTTGCGAAGTTTCAGCACCTATGGAAGATGTAACTACTTACTCTATTGAGTTTGCAGGAACAGGCGCACCTACATTTGCAACAATAGTATAATTAAAACAAACAAACTATGAACGGAATACTTGAAGTTACTCTCAACGGAGAAGTAAAGCAATTAAAATTTTCAAACTATTCGCTTGAAACCTATACAAGGATAAGCGGTAGTGATATTGGTAATATTAAAGAAAT